CAAAAGAATGTTCTCATGCTTTCTGACGAAGATATTGAAAAAATGAAAAAAGAAATAGATGGTGAAGAAGCTGAAGCACCTAATGAAGAAGAACCGCCAGTTCCGGAAGAAACTCCACAAGAACCGGCAGGTGGTCAAAAACATAGTATTGATATTAATGTAAAAGGAAATAACTAATGAGTGAAGAAGTTGAAGTAATGGATCAGGAACTGCCATCTCCGGAGATTCAGAATATGGTCCAACATGCAATGGACCAAGAATACACCAAGGCTAATGACATTTTTAAAGATGTCATGACAATTAAATTAAATGATTTGCTTGACCAGGAAGAAGTGAGAATAGCAGATCAAATGTTTAATGGAGTCGAAGATGAAGATTTTGAAGACGACGACGAACAACTCGAACTTGACCTTGAAGCAGAGAGCGAGTCTGAATCGGAAGAATCGGATGATGAAGAAGAATACGAAGAGTCGGATGATGAAGAAGAGTTAGAAAATTAAATTTTCTTTTAAGTATAAAATAATAAAATTATAAATAATAGTACGATTATGAAACAGTTTTCTCAATTGCGTGAACTCACAGGAAGAAAACCAGAAGGCCAATTAATGGTCAATAAAAAACTGGGTAGGATTCAAGTGATGGTCTATAAAGAAAGAAACGGTTATGTTGCCTATATAGATGGTGACAGACTGGATTCTTATAGAACAAAAAACGAAGCTGAAAAAGCTGCAACTGAATTTATAAAGGTATTAAAAAAATGAAGCTGATTGCTGAATATACTGAAGACCAGTTGGAAGTTGTCACCGAGGCAACTAAAGACGGCGGCAAGAAGTATGCCATTGAAGGTGTATTCATGTCAGCCGAACAAAAGAATCGTAACGGTAGAATATATCCTCGCCCTGTAATGGAAGCCGCTGTAGGCAAATATGTCAATGAGCAAGTTTCAAAGGGAAGAGCAGTAGGTGAATTAAATCATCCTGAAGGTCCTACCGTTAATCTAGACAAAGTTTCTCACAAGATTGAATCCCTTGATTGGAAGGGAAATGATGTTGTGGGTAAGGCGACTATTTTGGAAACTCCTATGGGACAGATTGTAAAAGGTTTGTTGGACGGAGGAGTCAAACTAGGCGTCTCAACTCGTGGTATGGGAAGCCTCGAATCTCGTGGTGGCGTAATGATGGTAAAAGGAGATTTTCTCCTTAATGCTGTCGATATCGTTCAAGATCCATCTGCACCTAGCGCATTTGTTAATGGAGTTATGGAAGGTGTTGAATGGGTATGGAACAACGGCATTATCGAGCCACAGGCAATTGAAAAGATAGAGACTGAAATTAAGAAAGCTCCGCGCGCTGACCTCTATGAGACTCAAGTTCGTGAGTTTAAGAATTTCCTCTCGTTGCTCAAAACTAAATAAAAGGAGTCAATTATGACTGAAGATCAAATCATTGAAGATCAGGAAGTTGAACTCCATGACGATGACAACGAAGTCGTGGAAGGAACTCACGATCCTAAAAATGCTGAAGCACAATCAGTATCTGCTACCGATAAAGCCGGTGAAGCTACTAAGAAAGCTCCAGCACGTAAAGGTGACAACACTAAGCAGGACCCAATGCCAAAAACTAAAGCTGGTATGATGAGTGCTGCTGTTGGTGCAATGCAAGGCATGTCAAAGGAAAAACTTTCTGGTGTTCTGGCTACTCTTACAGCCGGTACTCATGCAGATGCTTTTGACGGCGAAGAAATTGCAGAAACCGCAATTGATCTCGATTATAAAGCAGATTTTTCAGAAGACCTAAACGCATTGGTCGCTGAAGAAGCTACTTTGTCTGAAGAGTTCAAGGAGAAAGCCGAAGTAATTTTTGAAGCAGCTATTAAATCTAAGCTTGCTGAAGAAATTGATCGTCTTGAAGAAAAATACAACGAAGAATTGGCCGAAGAAGTTGCTACTACTAAAGCTGATCTCGTTGAAAAAGTCGATAGCTATCTTAACTACGTAGTTGAGAATTGGATGGAAGAAAATAAACTTGCTGTCCAGTCTGGCCTAAGAACTGAAATTGCCGAGAAGTTTATGAACAGCTTGAAAGATCTGTTTGTAGAGTCATACATCGAAGTTCCAGAGTCAAAGGTTGACCTAGTTGACGAACTAGCAGAAAATGTTGAAGAGCTAGAAAATGCTCTTAATGAAACAACTGCTAAAAACATCTCAATGGCAGAAGAGCTTGAGCAGTATAAGCGTGATGCGGTTATCCGTGAGCACTCAGCTGGTCTAGCAGAAACTCAAATTGAGAAACTCAAAGATTTGGTAGAAGATTTTGATTTTGATACAGAAGAAGCTTTCTCTGCGAAAGTAGCGACTGTTAAAGAATCTTATTTTACCAAAAAAGTAACTGAGTCCGCTGCCATCGAAGAAGATGAAAGTGGTGATGACATCGTAGAAACTTCTCCGATGATGGCTCAGTATCTCTCAGCAATCCAAAAAACAAACAAATAATTGGAGTCCAAAATGCAAGTATCTTACGATAGATTGATCGAAAAATGGGCACCGGTACTGAACGAAGAGTCAGCGGGCACAATTAAAGATCATCACAGAAAAGCAGTTACAGCTGCTATTCTTGAAAACCAGGAAAGAGCTTTTCGCGAAGAAGCCGGCCAAGCTGCGCAACTAAACGAAGCTGCACCTACAAACAACACTGCTAATGCAGCTAACTGGAACCCAGTATTGATTGCTCTCGTACGTCGTGCAATGCCTAACTTGATGGCATATGACATGTGCGGTGTTCAGCCAATGTCTGGTCCAACAGGTTTGATCTTCGCAATGAAGTCAACCTATCAAACAACTAAAGCTGGCGTTGCTGCCGGTGATGAGGCTCTGTTCAACGAAGCTGCTGTCGGTTTCTCAGGCGATTCAGCTACAACCGGTAACGGTACTACTGGCCCATCAGGTCTTTCAGGTCTAACAAATGCAAACTCACCAAACACTATCGACTCAGATCGTGTTGGTCCATATGCAGGTGATCCATACACAACACCAGAAGCTGAAGCTCTTGGTTCTAGTGGTTCAGAAGCATTTGCTGAAATGGGCTTTACCATTGAGAAAGCAACAGTCACTGCCAAGTCACGTGCACTGAAAGCTGAATACTCATTGGAACTGGCTCAGGATCTTAAAGCCATTCATGGTTTGGATGCTGAAACAGAACTGGCTAACATTCTCTCAACAGAGATCATGGCTGAAATCAACCGTGAAGTTATCCGTACTGTTAACGCACAAGCTAAGACCGGCGCTTTGACTTCTAACACTGCTGTCAATGGTATTTTCGATCTGTCATCAGATGCAGACGGCCGTTGGTCAGTTGAGAAGTTTAAAGGTTTGATCGTACAGATTGAGCGTGAAGCTAACCGAATTGCTAAAGACACCCGTCGTGGCAAAGGTAACTTCATCATCTGTTCATCAGACGTAGCATCTGTTCTTTCTGCTTCAGGTATGCTTGACTATGCTCCAGCAATGTCAACAAGCTTGAATGTAGATGATACAGGCAACACCTTTGCTGGTATCCTAAACGGTCGTACCCGTGTTTACATTGACCCATATGCAGTTGCAGATTATGTAACTGTTGGTTATAAGGGTACAAACCCATACGACGCAGGTCTCTTCTATTGCCCATACGTTCCATTGACAATGGTACGTGCGGTTGGTGAGGACACCTTCCAGCCTAAGATCGGCTTTAAGACACGTTACGGCATGGTTTCAAACCCATATGTCGACACAACTAACATGTCTGGTCGTGATGGTCTGGCTGCCAACAAAACTAACCAGTATTATCGCATTTTCCGCGTGGACAATCTCCTCGTATCTGCATAATAACAATAAAATAATATTAAACTGGGAGGGGTTCGCCCCTCCCTTTTTTAAT